AACTTAGATGATGTCACATGTTTACATTGTGGACATATAGGTTTGACCAGTACAAACCATTGCAAAAAATGTTATGGTGATCATGTGGTAACAATTGAAATGACATCTAAGAAAGGATTCTCATGGGATGTAAATGTATGAACTGTGAATTCTGTGATAAGCCCAGTATTTATAGAGCTCCAGGTGAGGAGGGATGGTGGCTTATATGTCCAGATTGTAAATCAACTTGGTATAAGCGTTTGATGGAAAGGGATCCATAAATATGCCAGACAACAATAAAGCAGGCGGGATTTGTATTAGATGTGAAGCTTGGACAAAGTCATACATTGGGGTTAGATCAGTTAACGGATCAGTACTTTGTAAACATTGCTCTAAAGCCCCCAATTAGGTTAAATAGGCAATTCTCCTAAATGGGGATGTGCCCAAGCCTGGACTCCCTAAGAAGTATGCCCGAATGGGTTTCAAAAAGGGATGGCGCGCTTTTAAAGCTTCCAAACGCTCTACACAACGCAAGCGCTCCACCAGGAAAGGCGGCGTTCGTAAAACAGCTCGTCGGGCATACGTTCGCAAGAATAATCCCAGGAGTAATAATAAAATGAGAAAATCAATCCCCCATCCAAGTGTGACGGGTATGGCTAGCGGTCTGGCAATAGCAGCGTATCTAAACGCTGGAAAGTCCTTTAACGGTGGCAAGATGCAAGGTGAGGGCGTAATTAAGGACATAACAGACGGTCAATTAGGTCAGGCATTTGGTACCCTCGCTGGTAATGCCATGAATATGATCGGAACGGATACAGGAAGAAAGACATTAGTGACTGCTGGAGGTATTGCTCTATTGGGAGCATTCGCACGAAAGCAGTTTCCACAACTAAAACTAGGAGGAAGTAAACTTTACTTCAGAATCTAAGATGTCAGTAACAACCATAACCCGAACCTACGACAGCACACCGACGGATAAAACCTATTTTTCGCTTACGTCAAATATGTCATCCACTTCTCTCGGCAATATCCAAACGCCCCAAGGCTCACAGCGCATTTCGAGGATTGACGTAGCCGTCGATGCCCCAGATACGAAAGGCTTTGTCCTGGCATGTCGTTTGTTAGGATCTAATATGTCAGAACAGAACCTGACCTTAGCTGGATCTTGCGGAGATGTGGCGGACGCGGGCGGAACGCCTCAGTTCAATATGATCCCAACCAACTTCAGCGTTGCTGGAGTTAACAATATAGATCTCCAGGTTGCATTTCAATTTAGCACAGGAACACCAACGGCATCCAGTCTCAGCATTACGCTTTATTTCGAGTGATTTTGGCTTGAATGGCTAAGACAAGAATCGGGTCTAACGCTCAGTTTAGTGGTGGCGGTCTTAATAATCATGTTATCATCGGTAGTCACAGTTATGCATATTCAGGTTATAGAAAATTTGATAACACAGAAACTTCTCTTTTAGATATTTATACGGGGCCTGGATATGAAATAATACAATTTCAGTATACAGTAATGGATGATAGCGAAGTGGCAAACACTGACGAAGCCAGGGTGGTAGCCAAATTTAATGGGGTTAAGGTTTTTGTGTATATAGAATCTGCCAGGACAACAGGATCAGGTTTAACCAGAACTCAAAATGCCTGGCCGGAGTTATTAGTTCCACCATTAACCAGAGTAGAAATCACAATGGCAAATATTACCGATGCATCTAACTTAGCGGGCTATGCCTGTATGATCGGTAGGGTCTATGCATGACCCTAGGACCTTCTAAATCAGTTTCCAGGGCTAAAGACGGTAAAATCTACGGGTGGAGCGGAAGTTATGCCCTTACTTCTTCCGCTGTCACTCTACTCGATTATACGAACCCTTCAGCATTTTATTTAACCAGGGTAACTTTAGGGATTGACTGGAGCGCGATCAATGCTGGCGAGATTCTAAGCTATACGATCAATGTAGACGGACAAGCCTTATTCGTTGAAAAGTTGGTTGTCTTGATTAATAATATTGGGATTCAGCCCAAAATGTTTGAATTCATTATACCACCAAACAGCACAGTTAAGATCCAGGCAACTGAGAGCGCTAACAATGGATCTATTTCGTGCATCTTAACAGGGTATCGAGTCTAATGTATAGAATTCGAGGGTCTCATAGTATCAGGGACCAGAGTTTGGGGCCTTCCTGTGGCTCTGAGGGAAAGTTTTTTAGGAATTATGGCTAAGAAAATTGAAGTACCTGAAATTAACTGGGAACTTATCACCCCTGAATTAATCAAAGTATTTACCCCATTTATCCAGGCTATTGCTTGGCTTGGATTATCTAAGTTAGATCCTAAAGTTAATGCCATGAATAATCTGATCGCTATTGCTGAGGTTGTCCCCGCTGTAGATCTGAATTTACCCAGGGGAATAGTTTTAGCGGCAATGTATGACAAAACAACAGACGCTCTAAAAATGATGGCTGATCTATTAGACGTTTTGGAAGATATCCCAGAAAACTTAAAAAACTTAATCAAGGATATGATAGACGAATCTAAAGCAGCAGTTACGGACTTCCTTGACCCAGTAACGGAAGCCTCACACGACTTTCAAACTGCCCTGGGTGATTGTAGAGCCAATGCCAAAAAGAATTTAGGTATCGGATATAGATTAGGTGGTGCGTTCTGGATTGTATCATGTATGGCCCAAAAAGGATATTCAATCAGTGCCGATTATGTAAAGGACAAATTATAATGACTGATCTAACTTTTGCTCTGATCTGGATTCTGTCATTTTTTCTTTACCTGGGGATCTACACCTGGCATATACCTTTGAGAACCCAAAAAAAAATAGAATCCTGGTTAAAGAGTTCTGAATCTGACGAAACTTTGCTAATGTCGTTAGATGTGATTACTAAAAAAATCAGAGAACAGATGTTAATTGATTTTGAGGAATTTATGCTGCCACAAGCGCGTGAGAGTTTTAAAAAATTCTGGGCTGGTTCCATGGGAGCGGCTGCTAAAGAACTTAAGGGATCTGAGGAGGGTTCTCAACTTTCTCTGATGCATGGAATAACCTCTGAACTTTCTGGTTCCCCCTGGTATGTGCAAGCATTAGCCTCTAAAGTATTGCCGATGATCGCGGAGGCTGGTAAAAATCCACCAAAAGCCACAAGTGGGCTAGGCTCAAGCATGGGAATACAGAAATAAGCACCCAATAAGCAGAAATAAGCACCTAACAAGCAGAAATAAGCAGAATACCCCCTATTTACAAGCTCAATAATATTAAAATTATCCCTTTTTAGAAGTACGAAAGCTTCTAGACCAGTTTTTGTTTTCTTTTCTTTTCTTTTCTTTATTGATTATAATAATATTATTAAGTAGGGTTCGCTATTGCTAAATCATGAGTGACGAACCAAAAGTTGGCAAGACTTTTACAATTGATATGAAAGTCAATGCCTGGCTACATTACCACGCTAAAGAAACTAAGAGATCACAATCGTATATTGTTAATGCTCTTTTGAATGCTGCTAAAAGACGAGCAGAAACTTGGATATGTTCTAAATGTGGTGTTTCTAATAACATTGATAATAAATCTTGTTACACTCTTACTGATGGCGAGTTCTGTAAAGGTGTAAAAGCATGATTTGTAAAAAATGTAACTATTGGAAGTGTAGGTGTAAAGCATGATAAAGAACTTAGATGATGTCACATGTTTACATTGTGGACATATAGGTTTGACCAGTACAAACCATTGCAAAAAATGTTATGGTGATCATGTGGTAACAATTGAAATGACATCTAAGAAAGGATTCTCATGGGATGTAAATGTATGAACT